AGCTTAATCTGTTGCTTCAGCAGGAATATAGTCCCGAAAATAGGCGCAAACGCCTTCATAAAACTGCTGTTAATCGCTACGGCTGCAATCTTAACCACTTTTGAAAACGCTACAACCGCCCGTGCAGCCTTACTCAGCGCCAACAGCAACGGCCCGGCAGAACCCAAAACAAGCGCAACTCTTAATATCTTTCTTCGGGACTCGTCCGACATCTCTGTAAACGCCTTAACAATCGCCTGAATAGCTGCCGTAAGATTCTGAATACCCTCTTCCAAATTGAACTCTTCGGCTAAAAAAGTACCCAACTCTGCAAGGGCTATATTCACATTATCTTTCAGCGTAGAAAACAAACCCGCAATCGTCTTAGACTGCTTTTCCATACCATTGGCAAACATACCCCCCTGAGAGGTGGCATCTCTAAAAGCCTGTTGCAGAATCTCGAAGCTAATCTCACCCTGTGAAGCCAAGTCAAAGATTTCACTCTCAGCTACGCCCATTGTATCAGCTAACAACTTAATAGCAGGAACACCCTGGTTAACAAGCTGTCGAATATCCCTTGACATTAACTTACCCTCGGCAGCAGCCTGCCCGAAAGCAATACCGATACCCTGTATATCACCGCCACTGACCGCTGCGATATCACCAATCATAGTTAACGACTCAAAGGCATCGTCAGCACTAAGCCCAAAACCTTGTAGCATGTTCTGAGCTTTCGCCAAGTCGTTTAATTGGAAGGGCGTTCTTGCACTAAACCTTTTTAATCTCTCAAACTGTTTTGCACCCTCTTCAACAGAACCGTTCAGGGTGTCCATGCTAACCCGCAAACTTTGGAAGTCAGCTGCGCTCTTTATCGCCAGACCCCCCAAAGCAGCAAGCGGGACAGTAACGCCCCGTGTCAAAGCCATACCCGTATCACCAAGCCCCCGGCTAATCCGTTGGAACTTTTTGCCCACCTTATCCATTGCCTTGTTAAAGGAAGAGATGTCAGCAGTAACACCAAATACAACTTTTCTTTTAGCCACCCTCGAACTCCTTCTCTATTTTTTTAAGGATAGAATCTTCCACATCATCCATGAACTGCCCGACATGCTGATCCCATGCGGGACGAATAAACGGATGGGGATTTACTTGCCCCGTTGAAGCCTTGTTACTTCTCAGCGTTACATTCAAAAAAGATGAACCGCCACGAAAGCGCTCCATCCTTGTACCGTATTCAAAGATAGAAGCTAATGGTGGCCCGGTAATACCCTCAAACTCCCCACGAATGTCTTTGACAGCCCCAACTTTAACCCCATACTGCCCCGCCCGTCTTTTTGCAGTGGTAACACCGATAGATTGTTTGAGGCGCTTAGATGGGCTTTTTGCCTTCATTGCGTTTACCATCGGGCCGAGCCTTCTTCGCTGTGTGTTTTTCAGCCATCGGGCATCAAGAGACTTGTTAGCCTTATCAACGCTCTCTATCAGCTCACGGAAGTTTGTTAGTTTTACTTCTATTGCGTTAGCGCTCATATTGCCTGTATTTCTCCAACACCATCTCTGCCCGGTGCTGAAATTTCTCTTTCTCTTTCTGCTTCTGCTTGGCTATCGCCTTGTCAAACTGCTCAATAGGGTAAATGTCCGACAACTCAACCGCCTTCTTACTACCACCAAACGAATTACCAAAGTTGATAAGCGTGGCAATTAAATAGCGCTGAAGATGAAGGCTTTCGCTGTGCCTCCAATCCTCATACTCCCTCTTCATCATTAAGCCCTCTACCATTAAGTAGAAGTCTTTCGGCTGTAGCTTCCAAAAGTCCCAGGGTTTAAGACCAAGCGGGCCGAAGGCAATCTTCTGCCATTCAGGCCAATCTATTGACCCTGTTCCTTTTTTTTTGCTTTCTTGCCGTCTTTAGGGTCTAAAGCATCTTCAATGGCTTTGGCAACAGCACCGACAACCCCTTCCATATCCGACACCGGTATAATCCCCATAACATCATCCACCGTGTAACCTCCCGAATGGAGCAGACCCGCCCACACTAAATGAGTGATAGCCCGAAAGCCAATCTCCCCACTTCCCATAACCTTAATGGCCGAACTACCATGCACTTCCTCAAATCGGTAGAACGCCTTGTTATCAAAGTATAGCTCGTATGTGCCGTCTGCGAGTTTGACGTTATGTGTTCTCATTATACGATGTTGGATTCAGTGATTGCGCCTGTTTTCTGGAACGTATAGTCAATGGTTGAACTATCGTCATCAGGGTCTTGCCGTGAAAGCTCACTCAGGTAAGCCGAAAAAGAATACTCGTCATCGCCCGTAGTGTTGTTTGAATAACGGATCGTCAGAAGCGTTCCACCATCAAAGGCAGCAAACAAATCCTGAAAGCCGTAAGCAGCATCATACTTGATTCGGCATGATCCCGATACCGTTCCATCACCCCGTCCGGGTATGTATTCAGCATCCCCCGCAGAATCTTTGTTTGAAACCTCTATCATATTTTTACTGAGTGAAAGCTGGTTATCCAACCCCACCGCAATCAGCGTACCACCGACATAAATGCCGAAGTCGCTTCCGTTTACGTAACCTGTTGAAGTGTTAGCCATTGTTTATTCCTCTCTGAAGTAATCGTTTAGTTGTTGTGCTGTTTTTTTTCCTATTCCTTTGATTGCTTTCCAGTCCTCAACCTCCCGAAGAGCCTGTAAGCTGTCAAAACCCGCCTCCACTAACTGCTTTCGTCCGGGTAAATCCTTCGGTAGTTGAATCTTTGGGTAGCCAAAACCACCCTCTATAATTTGCTTTGGCAGCTCACTCGTGGAATGGAACGTCATTTCCATTCCCGCCCTTTTAATTAGTCCGTTGGGAGCCTCCCAATCTTTCTCTAAAATTATTGTCATGGCTGTATCTTGATTGAAAATTCACTCATAACCCTGTCTGTCTCACTGCCCACATCGTAACCGCTACCCGCATCAATCACCCTGATAGAGCTAACCGTTACACCGTTAATCACTCCTTCGTATCTGTTCAAAGCACTGATAGCAGCCTCATCCAAACTCATTAACTCGTCATAATCATCACTGTAATGATCTATCTGCATGTTATAGGTTATAAAGCCTCTCTCGTCCTTATTCTGATCCTCAATGCGTGAGATGGTGTGATAAACCGCGTAAGGTTTACCGACAACGGGCGCTTTTGCAGGGTACACTTTAACCGAACCCCCATCCGTGCCAATAAGCGCGGAGTAGGTCGCATCCCCGTCAAGAACACCGTGTATCACCTTCCCAATCATTGATAGTAACCCTCACGCCACTCTGCTATAATTTCTGTTTGTCGGTGTCTGTCCCCCTTATGAATCGGGGTAACACTTCGGATATTCCAGAACTTGCCGTTCCAACTAATCCGCATCTGCTCACTCAAATCATCTCGCCAAAGAACCTTAAAGATGTATCGCTGAAAACCGCCCTCCTGGTCGCTCGAAAAACTTTCCGAACTTGTCCGGGGCATAGCTTCAGCCCACATCACAGGCGTTTTACTTATATTCGCCCATGTGTATTCAGTCGCACCGCTTGTACTTCTCGTTGCGGTCTTTTCCTGAAACGTGATCCTCTCAGGAACATCAAAACTGCTCGTCCCATAACCCAAAGTGAAATTAATCCACACAGGGTATTTAACCCCGTCCGCATCACTCAACTCAGGTAAGTTTTCTAAGAACTCAATCTCAACAGGCTCGTCCTGCTCATGTACTGCGTAATTGTCAGTCGAAAGAGTCTGTGTAACACCGTCAGTATCAATGTACTCTACGCTAACAGAGCCACTTTTTAACGGTTTACGCGGAATCTTTACATCCCTGAAATCATCCAGATACATCTTGAATACCGTATCGACCAAATGATACCCCGTATGCTTCTCCAACATCTGCCGGGCAGCTATTGTAAAACGTGAAATGAGTACATCCTCTACATCCCTGTCCTCACGAAAGAACTCTTTCGCATCTGCAAGGCTTACAGGCTCATCACCGGGTGGCGTTATGATCTCTAATGGGTATTGCATAGATATAAAAAAGGCGGGGGCATCACACCCCCACCGTTAATTTTAGGCTGTAGCATCAATGTCTTGAGTGGCTGAGAAGCTCTCTGCTCTCAGTACCGCAACATCAGCGTACATATTAATCACCATGCGAACCAAACCGCTTGTCGCTTGGGTGTAAGGGTCAACCATCACTTCAAGACCGCCCCACTGACCAATCACAAGGTCATTGAAGTTTCCGAAGATCAGAGC